TATTATAGTGCACACTTGTGCCCTTGTCAATAACTTTAAGGAGGGTTTTTATGAACGATTTTGTGGAACGTTTTTTACTTTTGAATGAACAAAAAAAATCAACTTATGCAGAAATCGCAGAGAGTACTGACATTTCTTTGCGCGCTCTGAAATACTACATTGCAGGGGAGCGTGAACCTTCTATGTCTAAACTCATCGCCATTGCCGACTACTTTGATGTCAGCTTAGATTACCTGGTCGGCAGATCGAATAGCCCGAAGAGATCAGATTGATTCCATCTCATGTGAAAACGTTTACAATAAAACACAGCCAAATAAAAGAAATATCAGAAAACAATGCAAAGCAGGCAACAATGTTGCGCCAATTTGTATTATCTTCTTGACCACTTCCTGGAGTTATGCTCAAAAGCAACCATCTTAAATTTGCTATAATCGTGATGACGAAATGACAAATTATGTAAGTGTTTATTGGGAATTGACCTCTTTTCTTCCAACCCAGCGCATGAGGGCCGGTCCCATAAAAGAAAGGAAACGAAGCATCAAAGGGGGGAGATGCTGAAATAGATTCCCGTGGGAACCGCCCCTCATACGCTGGATTTAGTTATTTCTATTATCATCCTGCTTTCAGGAATAGTAATCGGAAGGTTTCCCTCCCCTTTGGTGTTACCAAGGTCTGTGTCCCAGTCCATTGGGTCTTCTCGTTGAAGCACTCTTTCAATTCAAACAAACCGTTGTTAACATGAACCTGATAGGGCATCAGCTTACCTTTTTTGTCCCGGTACAGGTATTTACGAGAAAGAAGGAAAGAAATAAACTCTTTCGGTTTGATCCCGAGTTCCTTGGCTGTTTCCCGAAGACCTGTTAAAAGATTCCGGTCTACCAAATCGTCAAAGTAGTCCGCCTTTGGCTGCATGATCTGGTTTTCCACCGTCAGGGTGGACAGTCGGACTTTCTGATTCTCAATGGTCTTGTTCGCCATAATGAGCGCCGCCGCCATGAGTTCTTCGGGGGTCATGTTCTCCTGCCCGTTGACATATCCGCCGTTTTTGCGAATGGAGGGAATTACTTCGGAAGTAATCCACCGTTTGAACTTCTTTGCCCCAGGAAGTTTGCTGGAGAGTACCAGGGAATACAGACCGCTCTCATTAATAACGATCGGATGCTGGTCTCTCCCGATTGGGTCACGAATCGTTACCCCATCGTCCTGTAACTTGTCCTCATCATCAACATGGTCAGCCAGTGCCTTTCGCGGGTTGCTATACCCCAGCGCCGTTGCAACGTCTTTCCCGACGAACCACGGTTCGCCATTTACTTCTACGGTCCGAATCTCCCCAAACTCGGGGTTGTTGAAAATCATCAGTTCGTTCATTTGCACGCTCCTTCTCATCGTTATTATATTTATGTTTATTAGAATATTTGCGTTTACGCGAGTTAGCCGGCAAAAAAAATATCTCTTCGCTCAGTTTCATTAAGGTCTAAAATTTCTGAAATCTTAGAGGCTTGATCTAACGTGAAGGTCGCTCCTCCTCTGCTTAATTTCCGGTAATATGTAGATTGATTAATACCAAGTTCCTTGGCTATTTCTGCTCCAGTTTTCTCTTTTTCTACTATTTTACCTTTCAGGCGATTAATATTTACAGACAAAATAGCTTCTCCTTTCTCGCGGTTCCGCGATTTTATATTTATATAATACTCGCGTATCCGGTAAATGTCAATATATTTTTTGCACTTATGCGATATTTTTTATTCCTTGTATTGCATTTTTGCTATGATTATGATTTAATACAAATGATGAGAGGTGATTAAAATGCGTGTTGGCGAACGCATCAAATCAAGGAGAAAAGAAATTGGATTATCTGCTGAACAGGTTGCAAAAGAACTTGGCGTTTCGCCAGCAACTGTGTATCGGTATGAATCTAATGATATTATGAACATGAGAATTGATAAGCTGGAACCGATTGCAAAGGCTTTGCGTACAACTCCTGCCTATCTCATGGGTTGGGAAGATGACAAAAAAGAAAATACTCCGACCGAAAGCCAGAGGATTCTTGAAAGCGTCAATTCATCTGAAAATGTAGATTTGCTTCTTCATATAATAAAAAACGAAGCATCTCTCAGCAGAGAACAACTCTTGAAGTTACAAGGTTTTGTTTCAGCATTGGAAGCGGAAAATAAATAAAAATATCCTACCTTCTCTGCATCAATACCTCGTGCAGGGATGTAGGATTTAGAGAAAGATAGAACATCTTGTTATGAGGGAAATAAATCTGACAAAAAGCGCCAAAAAATCTATTCGACTAATTTATAAAGAATATAAGCGAAGAATTCGTTCTGGGGTCCCAAAAGAAAAGGCTATAATATTCGACCCTGTTTTGGATTTTGACTTAAAGGAAAAAGTCAAGAATGATAGACCATTATTAAAAGATAGAGGCCTTTTGAAACTCTACGTAATAGGAGGATTCGCGATAACAGACGAAGGAATATGCTATTGTGAGAACAGAATAATACGATCTGTAAAAAGTTTTTTTCTCTTTATCTTACAGTTTAGACCCTAATATATCTTCTAAATAGCTTTTTGCAGCCTCAATAGTTCTTTCGCCCAAATACGCTGGCTCATCTATCATAATGTCATTGATTTCGATAGTATATTTAGTTGGTATTGCCGATCTATTAGGGATGTTAATAGAAAAAGAGAAATTCTCTGATGGAATAATTGCTCCGTTTAACATTAAGAGCGCAGATTCCCCATCCGAAGCAATTAAAACTTTATTATATCTATCCATAAAATTCCTCCAAAATAGATAACGCCTTTAGTGTTATTTTGGAACATTCTTTAAGACTTGGTTTGGACGCCCTATAATATTAAGCCTCATGTCGTCTATTACGTCAAATTTTAGTGTGACAGTCGGAGGCGCATCCACATTCTCCTCGATTTTGTATGAGATGAGATGTTCAATAGGATGTCCATCCACTAAAACTTCACGCTCATCTCCATAGGCACGCACTTCAAATCTTTTCGCCATACTTGACATTCCTTTCCGTCAATCAAAAAAACATAATTTTTTCGCTTCTTCTACTGTTTTCGCTTGGTTTTCTTTCGATAATTTCATTATGCTATTTATCAGTGCCTTTCGCAACTCGGAATCAGGAACACATTGTTTCGTACTTTCCATGCACATAACAAAACCCTCCATAAAGCAAGCGATAACAGTATCGTGTTATTCTAATTTACAATACCCAATAGGATATTCACTGCTGGATTTGTCATATTTTACCATAATATAACAGAAAAACAACACAGGAAATGTCGAACGGCATAAAATTTTGTATCCTGCGTTTATTATAGCATATATTCCCCAAATGTGTCTATGAGGAATAAACGAGGAGTTTTTGTTCCTGTGTCTATATATTCACGATAAAGGAGGTCTTATTATGAAAAAGAGAGTTCTTGCGCTTGCCCTTTCCATTGTTGCGATTGCTTCAGCTTCGGCATGCGGCAGTGAATTGAAGTCCAATGATGAATCCAATAAAGAAAATACTTTTGCAGAAGATACCGTTAATGAAGAGAAAACAATTGAGGGTCTGTGTGAAGCAATACATAAAACAGAAACAGAGGATAAAGTCATAACAGATTTTACACCTCAGTCCGGAAGTACAGGTACTATGTATCTTGCGAACATACAAGAAAAAAATGGTGCAGCACCAATTGGTACATTTTTAGTTTCTGGCGAACAATTAGGCGCTATGTATTATGAGGCTCGGCAAGCAAGGCCACAAGGAGGAATGGATGTTAAGGATTACTTTTCAAGTGCGTTAGATTATCTTGGTTTTACAGAAGCGCAAAAGGCTACAGCAAACGCGCTATATGATTATATGGGACTTCAAGGCACCTCAAAAATTGTTGATATCGGCGGATATCGCCTTGTGGCTTATATGGGAGAAAAATTTAATTATTGTCTTTTGTCACAGCCGGCATCAGAAGTAAGTGATTATATTGAAGGACAAGTTCTTGATCTCGGCAATGAAGGAAATAACGCAGAAACGCCTTGAGTATCTCAAGCAATAACAGATCAACGAAATTTTCTAATATCTGTAAAAATCATTTTCAGTAGGATGCAAAAAAAAGAAATCCCCCTGGTGCGGTAACACCAGGGGGACCTTCTAAATAGGGTGATATGAGATGCTCCACATCACCCTCCAATCATATCAGAATGGAGGAAGAAAAGCAACATGAAAAAGAAAATGCCAACCGCGACAAAGCTTCCAAGCGGCTCCTGGCGCTGCCTGGTGACCGTAAATGGCAAAAGGGTATCTATTACCGCTGACACACCAAGTGAGGCTCAGGCGAAAGCTATCGCTCTGAGAGCGGGCCTTATAGATAAGAAGAAAGAAAAGAGAGGGGCAAAAACACTTTCAGAGGCAATCAATGAATATATAGATCAGAAATTTAACGTATTGTCTCCAGCTACCGTTCGAGGGTACAACACAATCAAGAGGAACAGGTTCAAGACGATTATAAACAGAAATATTTTTGAGCTAAGCAAAGACGACGTTCAAAGAGCAATAAATGATGAAGTTAAGATCGCTTCGGCTAAAACAATCAAAAACGCCTATGGGCTTGTTCGGACTGTCTTAGAGGCAAATGAAATTTATATCCGAGGAATTAAGCTCCCCCAAATCATAAAACCAAATAAAAAATATATTCAAGAGGAAGAAATATCAAAGTTATTAGAAGCGATCAAGGGTGACCAATGTGAAGCTGCCATTCTTCTCGCGTTGTGTACTGGTATGCGTAGATCCGAAATCATTGGACTGTGCTCAGACTGTATAAATGTAGAAGCTTGCACGGTAACTGTCCGGCGAAAGATGGTCCCCAATGATAAAAACAAAATGGTTTTAGTCGGTGGCGCCAAAAATGAAATGTCACAGAGAACTGTAATCTGTCCAAAGTTTGTTATGGATAAAATAGAACCATTGATTAAAGAAAATAAGACAACACCGATATTTAAGTTTCATCCTGATACGCTGCGAAAACATATTCATAAAGCCTGTGAAATCGCCGGGATAACAGATACGGCAACCCATGGGCTTAGGCATACAAACGCCGCATTGATGAAATATCTCGGCGTAGACGATGCCCATGCAATGCAGCGCGGCGGGTGGTCGAGCGAAGCAACTTATAAAAAAACCTACTCTTATGTATTCGAATCTGCGGCCAAAACAGGGGATGAAAGCATAAACAACTACTTTGACAGTCTTACAAACAGAGAAAAAATCGCACACGAAACTGCACACGAAATTCTAAAACACATTGATAAATAAGGAAAAATTAAATTTTTTCGGGATGGTTCAAATCCCTCCTTCTCCGCCAAAAGAAAAGCCTTGATCCTCAATGGATCAAGGCTTTTTCCTTTGCGTATCAATGGTTTTTTCAATACGAAATGAATTTAATATGGTTCATTTTGGAGACACAAAAAAGCAATCAAACACGAAAAAATGCACACGAAATGCACACGAAAAAATACAGTGTGTCCATTTTAATGTTTCACGACATACTCATAGTAAGAAGCCAGCTTGTCTTTTACTGCATCCTGGTCGTCAAGCCAAAAAGCTTTTGCAAAACTAATATAGGCATCAATATTGTTTATCCCAAGTTTCTTAAAGACTTCGGATAAGTCGCTATAAGTTGCATTCATGGCAACCTGGAATTTAATAGGGTCCTCTCTTATTCCGTGCTTTTCCATGATGCTACGAATTTGTTCCATGTTCCAGTGAGGCCCACGGGTCCCGTCGCTATTTTCCATTTTCCTCATCCACTCATGAGCAGTGGATTCATTGAGTTCTGGAACAGACATTGAACGAGCGCCGCCTACAAGATTGTTTTCTCCGTGCATTCTGTCTCCTTCTCTCTTGCTCGGGAAGTTTACAACTGATCCGCCGTGCATGTTTGTTTCGTAGTTACGTTCAAATCCGATAGGACGGGTGTATGATCTATCGTCAGAATAATTCATGCCCATATAGTTATTCTGAGGTTCGTATCTCATGTCAGACCAGTCACGCATTCTCTCAGAGTAATAAGGCGGAAGCCAATGACTGTTTACATCATAATCTCCCATTCTGCTTTGTGGTGCATAGCGACCGTTGTCATAATGTTCACGCCCTCTACGATCTCGGAACTTATCTTCGGGACCATATTCCATTCGATATCCCCTATTATATTCCTGATCTCGTTTATTCCCTCCGGCCATCATAAGCATTTTAGTCGAACGTTTCATTCGTTTTACCTCCTTAAGCAGTGGGTGCGGGTGCTGCGCCACCATCAATACTCAATAAATTGTTATCAGGGGAACAACAAGGATTTCCTATCATACGGAACGAGCCGCCGGTCGGAGTTGTAGAAACACAAACGGAATAACGTGTACGGGTTCTAATACCCGCCGCAGTTACTTGAGAACAGTTGCGTTTTGTCAACGGATATAATTCAGTCCCAGTTCCAATGGTAATGTAGACAGGAGCATTGATAGTTGTTGTCGTAGGTATCGTTTGCGCAACAACAATGCAATACTTCTCTCCGTTTTTATAACTACCAGCCGGGAGGTTGATTTCAAGATTACCGCCAGTGAATGCGACAGCCTGAGAAATTACTAAGTTGTCACAAAGTTTACATACAGGTTTGCAAGACATAATTTTACCTCCGAAAAATCAAGGGCGGCAGACTATTGCCCGCCGCCCGAAGTAATCACGGCAAAGCCGGAATAGAGTGGCCTCTTTTAATCAGGTTAGCAACCACAGCCACAGCCGTTTCCGGCCCCACAGAAGGGATAAGGCGCAGGAACCTGATATGCTGGGACCGGCATCGGATTGATGCGACGGATCAGTTCAGAAGTCTGTGCATCCAATGTGGCCGTCAAATAGCTGTTCTGGCTGGCCTGGGATGCTGCTAACTTAAGAGCCTGATTCTCAGACTGGAGAGAATCAATCTTAGACTGAACCATGAAATCCATCAGACCGCGATAGTTTGCGTTCTGGTTGTCAATGATATCGCGGGTGCTATTCTGAATGGTATTTCTGGTATCGCATGCCTGAGTGGCCATGTCATAGCGAACACCCTGAATCGCATTCTGTGTCTGGCAGCAACAATCCTGGAGGTTATAGCCCAGCTGGCACATAGACTTGTCTACGCCACTGAAACCCTGAAGCATTGCAACATTGGTATTGTTGAATCCACCGGTAATTGCATTGTTCAGCGCATAGGTTGAATCACAAATACCCTGCTGGATGTTAGAAATACCACGCTCAACGCCATTAAAAGCAATCGCTTCATTCACATCTGCACGAGTGGCATAACCCTGAAACCCAGGGCTGTTAGAGCCACCGCCAAAACCGCCCCAACCATTACCGCCCCAGATCATAGCCAAGATAATAATGGCCCACAGACCATCTCCCCAGCCGCCGAAGCCACTGTTGTTACCGTTGCCGCTATCACTGCCGAGAGCGTAACCAGTTGCAAAATCGTTATCCATTTGTTTTCTCCTTATCAGTTATTCACACCGGTGTGCACCCCGGATGCGTACAAAACACATCCAGTTTTTTTCAAGACCCGGAAACTGATAGGGAGTTTTTTACCTATTACTTGGGTTGTTTATACCAAGCTGTCTGGCAATATCATTGATAGATACGCCGCGTTCTTTGGCCATATTTTCGGCCATTGTTTTTAATTGCTGAGGATTTTTCCCCTGAATCATTTTTAACGCTTGAGCAACTTGCGGATTCTGTCCAGCCATTTTTTGAAGTAATTGCATAGGATCGCCACCGCCCCGCATGGTTTGCACGAGCATCATAAGAGGGTTACTCATTGCTGCTATCATTGTTCTTTCCCCCTCCTTGTTTTAACTGTTCTACTTCTTGTCTAAGCAAGTTTAATTCATCCCTTGTTGCAAATTGATTTGTTTGCTGGAGGGGCTGATCTTGTTCATATCGGAATGAAAGAAAATCTGAGGAGCCGGTATTCTGATTAAATCTTTTGATGTATACCATTCCATGGCCTAAATCGGGCATAATGGTGCCAGGGCTAAAATAATCAGTCTGGACAGCGACAGCTTCTTCCCTGCTTGTTACCGGACGACAGGTATATCCATTTTGTTGGGTTTGCATTGAAGGTTGCTGTGGCTGCTGTGGTATCTGTGACCCAATATAAGTTTGCGGGGCCTGATATTGCATCTGCTGTCCCTGGGGATAAAATTGATAGGGATTGTATCCATAAACTCCAGCCATTCCTTTTCCCTCGCTCTTTTTTATTGACATTATCATATCAAAAAATGGATGTCCGCCTGTCCAAATGAAATGCAAATTAAGGATAAATTAAATACAAAAAACTGCGGGGAATCATTCCCCGCAGTAAAAAGATTGTTCTGTTTTTTCCCGGATGTGCCGAAGAACATTATTTATTGTTCCTCTTGAGACATCCATCTCTGCCGCAATGGCTTCGATCTGCCATCCACGACGATAAAATAAATTAAATATGGCTTTTTCTCTATCTGTTAGCCACTCACATTTTTCCATAGAGTTTAGTTGCTCTATGCTGTAAATGTAACGAGACAGAGACAACCGCCCTCCTTTTACAGCAAGCCTAAGCGACCAAGGATAGCAATCATCTCATCTCTTTTAGCAGGGCGCTCCGGGCTTGTACCATCCACGATGCCATTTGCCACAGCCTTTGCCCAATGTCCCTCCTGTTGGGACCAGGCAGGCTCAGACAGCGTCTTCGCGTGGAGCTCTGCTTTCTGCATGAGCTGGTAGGCTTGTTCGTTGGTCATTTCAGAGATCAATTTTGCGATGTCCATAGGCTCCTCCTCTCCTTCCAGCCGCCGGTTGACTTCGGCGGCAATCTCTCCGTGCCGGTTGTATAGATAATCCCCAGGGCAGGCCTTGGCGGCGAACCACCGGTGAACCGTCATATTCTGCTTGTCCACCTGGCCGATCATGGATTTATCCCCTCTCCACAGCAATTTCTTGATGCCATTTCGCCGACAGATGTCCGTCAGCAGGTCCAGCAGCGCAGAATAGGCTTTGTCCGACACCGGCCAATCCGGCGCCCCGCCGTTGTTGGCCACCTCAATGGTAATAGCCCGATGATCGTTGGAGGCGCTGGAGGTACACCAGGAGCGGTTTGCCTCGTCCACATACAGGGCAATTCTCCCATCACTTCCAATGCCGTAGTTGCTGCTGGCCTTGCGGGACGGGTCGGCAAACAAGGCCCCGCAAGTCTCTACGCTGGCATTGCCTGCCATGCAGTGAATGGAAACGGTGTCAATCACGTGGTTGCGCCGGCCGGAATGGTTGGGGGATAGTTTGGTGTAGGTCACAAGAGGGCTGTTACTCATCCACTCCTCACTCCTTTCAAACGGGACAAAAAGTCCCCGGTCTGTTCTCTTGACAAACCGGGGTAGGATGGTATAATGAAAAACAGAAAGGGCGCTGCTACAAGCGGTTTAGCCCGTGCAAGTTAAGAGATCAAAGCAAAAGCCTTGAAACCGTCACTTGGCCGAGTGGCGGTTTCTGCCTTTAATGCGAATCGTTACGGTATATCCGAAGATATGTAACGTAATCGTAATGGGCATGGGCCTCACCTCCTTTCGGAGGCTGTGGCTAAACCGACCGCCGTTTTGCGCAGCGCCTCTTTCTGACCCCTTTCGGGGCGCATCCATCATACCATGCCGCGCCGCGGATTGTCAATTTTTGCTGTCCCTTTACCAGGGGCAGTTTTTTGTTTTTGCAAGATTATCGGAACAGATCCGCCAGCGTCTTTGTCTTAGAATTCATGTAGGAACGCTGGATATCATTCCACTCGTCCATCTCCTTCTCCCAGCCGGTCCAACCCTGCTGCTGCGCATACATGCGGGAGGCGATGTCTACATCCACGCCCTCTTTCTCGCTGATTGCCTTGATTGCCATGCGATTCTGATAAAAACGATTTGCCATAATAATTCTCCTTCTTTGTCTTTAGTTTTTGTTTGCAGTTTCTTTCTCAACTTCCGGCAGGCCCGCCACACTGGTCAGAAGGCTCACCACAGCCGCCAGGACAGCCGCAGAGGCCACCATAGGCCAGTTGACATCTCCCAGCACCACAGCGGCGCCAATGCAGCCTACGGCGGTCTGGCAGAGCGTTTTTAGGGCGCGAATTAAGGCTGCGCGAATGAACTCCTTTGTGAATATCTTCAATCAAACACCTCCTTTCCATTTCCAATAAAATCCCCCTGCGCTTTTTCGCTTTCCAGAGGCGCAATCATCAATATGGGAAATTCCTGTAATACATTTTGCGACCGACGCAGAAGGAAATTCATTTATCACGTCCCCGCCTTTAGAAAGTTGGATAACGGGCCTTGCATTTATTTTGGATAGCTTTTTCTTTGTTTCCTCGGAAAGTTTCCTACCCAACATAATTGTGTTTCCCCTCATCCTTTTTCGCAGCAGTTCTATTCGCGCTTCCATTGGGATGGGTTCCCTTTGAGCCTTCTGTTTCCCTTGTAGCGCGGGATCCGCATATTCCCACTCATACCCACCAACAGTTTTGTACCCGTATTCCTTTCTACAGGCAGCGGCAATGTGGCCGCCAGAGCAAAGCCCCAGTTCTCTTGCTGCATCCGACGAAGAGGGGTAAACTTTCCTGTCACCGTCTTTGATAGCAACCACTGGTATCTTTTTGGATTCTTGTGCCTTTTTTAAGTTTTTTACGTTATACTGCATCCTCCCCAAAGAGGACGCATATTGCATATTCCCTTTATAGGTAGTCCATTCCAAGTTATCCGCCCTGTTGTTGCTCGGGTTGCAATCCAAATGATTCACAATGTCGCATCCGGGTTTTGGCTCGCAGAAAACGGATGCGACAATTCGGTGCATCAGCATTGTCTCGTCCTTCCCGTTTTTTGATACGTGGGCCCGCAAGTACCCATTTTCGTCCTCGGAAAGAGACAGGATTTTCCCGGAATAGGTGTGGACGCGATACTTTCCGTTATTTCTTTGTGTTGTGGTTCGCGTTAGGCTCCTTATGCGCCCGAAGTTGCTTACTTCGTAAAGTCCAGCATATCCAGGTACATCGGCCCAAACTTCATGCTCCGCGAGAATACATTCTTTCATAGGGCCTCCGAATTATTGCTTTTCCTTAGTAAATTCCAAATGCTCTCATTCCCGCTGCTTTCCACCAGGCTTTCCATTTTTCACTCATTTCCTTCACCTCCTCTCCACAATATGAAGTCTTTCAACTTCTGCCATGATTGTTGATAGATGCCCGTTTCCTCCAAGTGATTTGTACGCTTGATACATTTCAGTGAGGTTTTCCTTGTCCTCTAAAGAAATTTCTCCTTCGTGAATGTATGAGGAGCCGAGATACCGCACACGATCGATCATCAATACCTTTTGCGCTTCCACAAGCGCATCCAGTTTCCCAGACGAATTCTTTTTCTTAGCCCAATGGTGGTTTAGGATCGCAACGACAATCGCGGATAAACCGCTGGACCCGATGGCAATGCCCGCCAGTGTAAAAAGCTGCTCCATATCTATTTCTCCTGTTCGTTGCAGGCACGGCAAAGCCCCGGCCTGTTCTCTTGACAAACCGGGGCAGGATGGTATAATGGAAACAGAAAGGGCGCTGCTACTGCGGTTAGCCCTCAAAGCAAATCAAACAAACTTATGTTGACCGTTTGGGAGCCAGCCAAGCGGTCAACACGCTTTTATGGAGAGTATGTAGGCCGAAAAGGCCAAGCATACAAAAAACTTCCAGAGAAAGTTTCCCATCCAAGCATCACCCCCCTTCTCAGGGAGTGGCTAACCGCCATCTATGTAACAGCGCCTCTTTCTGACCCCTTTCGGGGTAGGTCCATCATACCATGCCGCGCCGCAGATTGTCAATTTTTGCTGTCCCATCCGTGGGGCAGCATTTTATTTTTTCACTTCTTCCCAAAACTCCGGGTTTGTCTCCGGGGACCAGGTGTTGGTGTCCATCTTGCTGCGCCAGGTTTTGCCATCTGCGGTACAGCAGTCCCCTTTTGCGTAGGGGGAAGTGGAGAGGGAGAGGAAAGGCAGCGCCTTATCCGGGTCAGTGGACCAGACAAATCCCCACTGGGCGGGCAGCTCCTCCGGTTCCTGGGGATAGATTTCGCTGTCGTAGACCTGGAGGAGACGAACCACCCGCCCGGCGCTGGACCGGCAGACAAAGCCATCTTTCTGGCCTGCCTTGCGCTCCAGCATGTTTTTGGCAACTCTTGCCGCCTGGAAGTCTGGGATATACTCCTCTGCGGCATAGAGTTCCGTGCCGGTCATGGAGGGGGATTCTGCTTGCAGGTTGACCGCGGCAGACTTTCCTGCCCGGCGCAGGGTATCCAAAACAAACTCTTTTTCAGTCAACGTCATTCACTCCTTCTCGAATTGCTTCCGCCATGGCGCCCCAGGTGACAGGCTCCTCCGGCTCTTCCGGCGGGAGGTCGGGGTGGTCTGCTTCGTATGCCTCCAGCGCCTCCTGGTTGGTCTCCAGGCTTGTTACAGCGCCGTTTTCCACAGTCAAGGTCACAAACCCCTTTGCCGCAAGATAGGGGCTCAGGAGATCGTCAGGAAGGGTCATACAGTTTGGGAAAGGTTGTCCCATGGGGTTGCCGTGGTACCCAGAGCCATTAGGGGTTGAGCTAATGTAATACATGGTTACCCTCCTTTATCCAAAGAATCGGAAGTAATATTTCACACCTGCTTCATTTAATTGATTAGACTGCCTGTTATTATATCGGGAATACCAGGTTATGGTTTTTCCGTCCTCACTCTTTTTTCCAAACGAATCCTGTGAGTCATCAAGACAAAAGCCACTATACGCTGTAAACTCTGTTGTTATGGCCTCACTAAGGACCTTGTCTCTGGCATCAATGTATGTGACAGCTGGCGAAAGACTTCCACCCCGCAAAGAACCAAGGTACTCAGCAGTCTTAAACTTAAAGTCAGCGGTAATCGAACAGGGGGTGGCTTCCCCAGATGTCCCTGTCCCAATATAAGAGACTATCTGCATTCGAATTTTGTCTCCTAATACCCCCAGATACTCAATGGTGATGCCTGCGGGGATGGCGGGGTAGCCGGTGACGGGTTGGTATTTTGTAGTGAAGATTGTTGTACTGCTGCCAACCGGTGATTCTCTTGTAATAACAGCATCCTCTGGAAGATAAACCCAATAATTAGGATCGCTAAAATTTCCGATTTCATCAGAATCCCCTTCTCCACCAACTGTATGGAAAAACTTCCCTTTCATCAGGGATACATCTACACTGTTTGGCCAATATTGAGTTGCCCCTGAATCAGGGGCAAATGAGATGGCACCATTTTCTTCCACCTGAATAGTTGAGCCGATAACAACCCCACGGCCATCGTACGCCATACTTATTGGCGTCTTCCCTGCCACAACCTCCCCTAACACATACCCCGCCTCTTTCGCATCGTCTCCCTCCTGGTAGGCATTGCGGTTTGTGGAGGTTAGGTAGGTGATGTGGGTGCCTGCGGGGGTGAGGGGGTATGCGTTCACTTTTTGGCAAGCAGAAATTTTGGTATAGAAGGGGGCGCTGCTGTGATCGCGGATAAAAGTGGCGTTACTGGGAATGAAATATACTCCCGTTTCCAAATCAGACGAAATGTGATCGGCAGAAACATGAGAAAATTGAATAAATTTCCCTAAAAGATTATCCTCGCCTTTATTCGGATCAAAATAGCCTTGCCAAATCTCTACCCCCGAAGTATCGTTCATCGTTACGTTGCCACCATCATCAACAGTAATGCTGCTTGCAACGGTGAAAGCCGCATAACTATTGCCCCAGTTTGAGGAAGATTGCGCCAAGACTTTGTTAGCTTCAACAGGTCCCAACATATACCCTGCCGGAATCTCCTCCTCCGTAACCACCGTCTTCCTCCACACATGGACGTTGCCGATATTTGCAAGGACATTGAACGCATCGTTAGGGGTTGAATTCACTCCTGTGGAAAGACCCAGCGTGGAGATCACCGTATCTGAGAGAAGGTTTGCTTTGTTTAGAAGGGTTCCCAGCTGGGTCCAACCGTCTTTATTAATCCCATTGAAGTCTACTGGAAATATCCCTGCAACCATAGCCTGCATAAAATCCTCATAGGTTGGATAGAGGGACAAGGCTTCCCCTACTGTCTTTAGGTATCGTGAATTCCCGTTCCCTTTCATAATGGCATCTTGCACTAAAACACACCCTTTCTTAAAATTCTCCGCACATGGCCTCTCCCGCCATGAGATAGGATTTATCCATCCATTGGAACATGGATTCTACTTGGACAAGGATCTTTTCCAAATTGTTCGCTTCCTGGAAGGTGAAACTCTGCATATCAGAGGGGGCTTCTGGAAGATCAGGTACAAAGGGGAAAGTCTCTCGAATCCGTTTAACATTAGAAACATATCCCTCAGATTGCTCTAATGTTGGCTTGTTCTCTTTCACCCAATAATCTCTGCCCGGTTCTGGATTGACTGGAACATACGGGTTTACATACCCACGGGTATATAAACTATCTGAAAGGAACTCGGCAGCCGTTGTAACCCGGTTCATATCAGTTTCGTTATATGCTCCCTTATAGCTTGTCTGTGCAAGCTGAATTAGTTCTTCTTCTGTCTGATCTTCTTTGGATAAAATCGTAAGAAGTTCCTCAATGTCCGCCTGGCTACGGTCTGTAATGAGCCGTATGACATAAAGCCGAAAAGAAGAGGACAGACCTGCTTTGTCCGTTGCGGTAACTGTGATGTAGTTCTCCCCCACGCGAAGCGGCACCGTATGTGAGAACTGTCCGTGTTCATCAATAGCCGCTTCCTCCCCTCCCACAAGCAAGGTGACCGGTGAAGTTGTTACATCCTTTGTTATCCCTTCCACCGTAATAGATTCATCGTCAACGATTTGCCTGTACTCATGCACAGTCAACTCAGGAGGCACCGTGTCTACAATGTAAACCGAAGATAAACTGGCTTGATTCCCGTCGTTGTCCTGGATGGAGGCGGTCAAGCTGTGATTCCCTTCACTCAGTTCATTTCGTGGAGTATAGGTGAACTGATAACCGTTCTCCGTGGCCTGCGTGGAAATATCTCCCTCGACCCCATCAATCAGCATGGAAAGAGAGGATGGATCAATCCCGGAGCCGTTCTCCTCGTCAAATGCTTCTACAACAAAGGTCGGAACATTGGTTGTCAATATCCCTTCTGCCGGAGATAATAGCTGAATAGTCGGGGGGACTTCCTCTTGCACCGTCAACCGAAGCCCAGGGATATTCGTCCCATCCGTTGTGGTGGAAACTCCCTTGTCGTTCGTCGCGGTTATTTCTGTGTTGAAATATCCCCCTTTTTCATTGTGGGAGGTTTTGCCCGGAACAATGACAGTCTCATATTTCCTTGTCGTTTCATTAAATGTAAGAGTGTATTCCTGTCCATCAAACGTCGCTTTTACCGTGGTTATCGACATGAACTACACCTCCCCACTCTGAAACTCACCCGACAATCTGACCTCTTCCTGCTCTATCGTCTGTACGTCGAGTACAATCACTTGGAGCAGCACGGAGTCTCCTACATTGGCAGTCGCTGGCGTAAATGTCGCTGAGATCACAATAGGAGACCATTCTTCTGCCATTTAGATCACCCCCATTTTCTCACCACTCCACAATAATGCATCCAGGTTTCCCGTCCTGTCCTGGAGTACCGTCTTTGGGGTAGGATGCAATATAAGTTTCTGTATAGCCATCCTCAGAGGTCCACTGTGCATACTTGCCGTTTCTCCCCTGTTCGCCTCCAGCGCCGCCGGAACCCTCCAGGGCTGTTATAGTCCCTCCATAGTCCGGCCCCTTCTGTGCGTATACAGCGCCGCTCTGGATGTCCATAATGCCAACAGGATATGGCTTTCCATTTGCAGAGGTATACACTCCAAAAGTAGTGTCTGTGCCAGGGGTTCCTGGTTCGCCGTCGTCCCCACGGCTGCCATGGGTTTCTCCTCCTGCACCGCCCTTCCCGGCAGTGCCACAAGCATAGTCATATTGTTGGTTTGCTATCGCGGTTACCTCGGTAATAAACACATTCCCGCCATCTCCTCCAATGCCGCCAGCCGTGTCTTCTGGGTCAAAAGAATCGCCCCATAGGATATTCCCTGCACCGCCTCCCATACCACCGGCCCCTCCGCCTATCAATGTAACGCGGAATTTCCCGGCCTCTTCCTTTACGAATGTTCCAGAACCTGTCAAAACTGTTTTGTTTGAGTATGCAGAATCATTGGGAGATTGAACGAGATAGGAGGGCATGTTTACCATAACGCCATCTGCCAGGGAGAGCTGTTGCTTATACAATCGAGCAGAGATAGTGGTGAAAAATTGAGTGTCTACACTCTGGATATCTCCGCATTCACTGGACGGATTTCCTCTATGCTGTACTTCGAACGAACGTCCACCATACTCAAACAGGCAGGAAATAACCGCTTTTCTCGCATCATCCGTCGTATGAATAAATGGGTTATCTACGCTTAAAGATATCTCGGATTCGGTGTTATTCCCTGGAAATACCACTTCTTCTCCATCATCCAACGTAAATGTAATGTCCGAAATATCATCATTTGCAGACATTTCAGGATAGGAGTTCATATTGTCTAAGGTAATCCTATTTCCCTCAATTCTTTGTAATTTCCCTACTCTCAATTTCCCGGTCTCAAAATCTTGTCTGGGCCAAGTATTTGTTGCCATGCATGCGAAACGAAGCATTTCACCGCACTTTTTCCCTGTACATTCTTCTTCTGCTGCTGTAATGGGGATATCCTTTACATCATCATCTACGATATAATTTTTCTGAAAGTTAACGCCAAGAGAAAGCATAATCGCCTCAATCCACCCAGAAAGCGTTGTGGGAAGTGTATCAGGGACAACAAATTTCCTTTTCGTCAGCGCCCCAATAATATCCAGAAGATCAAATTGTACAGTTAAATCCTTGAGTTTCCACCCGGCGGATTGCTGATAATACGTTCCTGCGGGCAACCATTCAATAGTTCCATCTTCTAACCGCATTCCAAAATCAACAATGATTCTTTGACGATCTTCAATGGATGTGAAGAGCGTATTCGGAGCATAAGGATCAAATCTGTGGTTTTCGTTGTACAAAACAACTGTGCAAGTAGAATATGGAATGGACAATCCAGAGAATGTAACCTCAGAATATGTTTCAACTGATTTTAGAATGGACCTGTCCCAAATTTCATATAGGCCGACCATCAGCCGGGGGATTCTAACCCGTCGACCACCAAGGCTCCATTTCTTAATGGTAACGCGAATTTTTGTAGGGTTTTGAACGGTAAAGCCATCCAAAACAGTCAACATACTTTTGTTCCCTGTTTTTGTGTCTGACCAAAGAAGGGTATCGCCGCTGTAAATATCCAACGTAAATTCTGTTCCAATTCCATTGAATTCTTTTTCACTGAACCGGAAAGAGAATGCTTGCAATATACTTAGGTTTTGAATTTCAAACTCAATATAAGGATATGGTTCAGAAAAGACGCCGAAAGAATCACATAGAGATTCAGATACCCAACCAACTTGTCCTATCTGATCCATTGGGTCATCTGGTCGGATATTGAAAGTTCCGTTCAGGATCCATCTGTTAGGTTCCAAGGTCGCTATATTCTGTTCGCTCTCTGTTGTGCCACGGTTTGTTACCTGATCTGTTAAGGAAATATCACTCTCATCATTTGTTGTTATGTTTGTTATGATCATATCTGGGTCATATAGGTCAAACACAACTCGCACAAATTGTCGCCTTGAATCAGATATAACCGCTTTTTCATAGGCTTCACTGTGATCAATCATGCCCATCAATCTCCTCAAAGGTCAGTTTGTATGCTGCCCATTCAGGTCCGTTATCTCTCCAACGTGTAAGGGAAGGAGATGGAGGCTCCATCAAGTGAAACCACCCTTGTACCAACTCTGTGCCACCTGTGGATGGGAGAAAGAACAACTGATGCCGACGTGATGCCTTGAATACAGTATTGAGACGGGACATTGTTTCATAGTCGATGGATGAAAAGTTGACTTCTACCACCCATATAGTGGCACGGATTTCTTCCACTCTTCTGCCGGATATCATCCGCTCAGATACGCCAAGTTCTTCCTCATAGGCAGTGTAATCCCCTTCTTCCAAGTCTTCAATTTCAATTCCGTCAATTGACAAAAACATATTTTCCATTTAATCACTCACAATTCTGGGGGACTGATCCTCTACTGCACGAATATCATTAACAATTGCTCTTGCAAATGCTTTCCCGTTGACATTCAGAACAATTTCCCTGTCTCCCCGTGGCGCACTGGCAAAAGACACAGCGTTTGCTACCCTGTACGCGCTTCCGTTACTCTCCACCTGCTTGGCTTCCATGGCGTTATCCGTGCTGCGTGTGAGGCGGTAGGAAGCACTCCCAGCACTCACAGTGACCGTTTCACGAAGCCTTGCCGCAGCGTTTATCCGGTTAATTTCCGCAATAATACCATCGGCAACTTTCTTCGCTGCGGAAATTGCGGTAGAACCTTCTTCCTGTACACCAACGGCAAGGGATGTCATAGCATCCTCTCCCGCCGCTTTTAGCTCATCAGGCATTTTGTCCACGAATTCTTGGTTAAGAGATTCAAACTCATCCTGATAAATCTGTGCCGCAATATTCTTTGCCGCTTCCGCCCGTTTCTGGTATGCCTCCATATAGGCAGTATATTGATCGTCATTCAGGCTTAACAGTTTCTCCGCGAAAGCCGTCGCCTCGTCCATCTCCATTTGAAGAATTTCGGAATAGAGGCCAGCATCAACCCCTTTTTCCTGAAGGGCAAGCATTGCATTTCCGTATCGTTCAATCTCTTGAATATCCTTATCCAGGTTCAGAAGACGGGTTTCTCCCTTATAATCTGTTTCGAAAAGATTATCTCCAGACAATTTAGAAGCCAGGGAATCACGATCACTTTTCAGGTCATCCAAAGCACTTTGATACTCATCTTCCATCTCCTCAAGAGCATCAATGGCACTCTGCAATTCTTCCTTCTGTGCCTCTTCCTGCTTTTTTAGCTGTTTCTCATTCCAATCTTCTTTGAGCTCGGCTATCTCGTCCAAGATATCCTGTCGTTCATCAACTTCTGCCTCTTCCAGCCGTTCATACTTTTCTGCCAGACTTTTTTCATAGTCCGCGAGCTCCTTTTTATCTGCCCGCTTCTGTGCTGCGGCCTCAATCTCCGCAATCTTGTCATAAAGTTTAGAAGTTTCTTTTAAGACAACATCAGCAAGTTTTCCAGCCGCTGCTTGTGCGTTTTTTGCCTTGTCATTTAATCCAAGTACCAAACCGGCAACAGATTGCTCACCAATCCAGCGAAACGCCCTGGAGGGAGAGTGGATGCCCAACTCGCTTTCAGCAGCTGAAAGTGATCTCGCTGCCATGTTGACTGCGGCACTGATTGCTTGGCTTGCCCCTGCATTGATTCCCGCAGCAACACCGGAAGCAATGGCCAGTCCAACACTTTTCGCAGCCCCAGAGGCACCAGTTGCGGAAGAAAGCACCGAAGTAGTCACAAGATTATTCAGCGCAGAAACAACATCAGGCGTCCCAGAGGATATCCCGGAAGTTATTTTATCAACGATCCCGGTACTAATCAGAGTAGCAGACGCTGTTGCACCTAACGCTGATTGAACGCCAGTGTCAATTAGCCCAGAGAATGCTGTGGTGAGCATACTGCCAGATGCAGTGAGGCTATTTGACGCGGATTGCGTGATCGTGTCGCCAATGACTCCTGCGCCAGTTGCCGTAGAATCTCCAGCGGAAATAGTATCCGATACAACCCCCGACGCAGTGGATGGCATGGAGGACATAGAGACTTTAAGAGATCCGTCTGCATTTGTTCCGAGAGTATACCCTATCTGTTGCCCACCAGATGCCGCAGTACCTTGAGCCCCAGACGAAGCATTGTTGACTGCGGTTTTGGTTGATTGTGTCATCCCTGGCCCAGATGATGTTACTCCACCTTCGTAACCGCTGCCAAATCCCTGTCCTGCTTCGTTTCCTTTTTGCCTTGATGTCTGTTTCCCTGCTTCACCCGCTTGATCCGCAACTTGTTTAGTTGAATCCGAAACTATTTGTCCATTTTCCAAGATGGAATTTCCCATGAGGAAATCCCATGCGGCTGCATCAGTTGCCATTTCGAAGCCCATGGCCTGAAGAACCTGTCTGGCACTTTCAATAACCTGGCGGATACTCTCCGGCAATACAGCGGCATTTGATAGAGCACCATTTGAAAGAAATTGAGGAATCTCAGCACCTGTCTGTGTGAATTGCTCCAGCTGCGATTGAAATATAGTTTGCATGCTCTGGAGCGTTGCGGCCTGTGTTCTTTTCGCATCTTCTCCTAAAGTGCTCCAAGATTTCGCTGTAGAATCGGCGAAGGTTTTGAATGCAGCGGACATATCTTCGGTCGCTTGGTCAACCTGGGCTTTGTTATCCCCTGTGAATTTAACTATATCCGACTGCAATGTAGCGAGAGCGTTTCTGAGTTCCGTTGGATCTGTTGCCGCCAACGCATCCTCATAAGCAAGGATAACTTCCTGGTTATCAAGCATTGCCTGAGTAGTTTCTACAACCGCGTCTTTTGCTCTCTCAACTTTTTCTTTTGCATCGTTAATGGCCGTAGCGGAATGCTCACTTTGTCCAGCTACAGAATTTTGAACCCTTCCAAGCTCAATTTGGGCATCTTGGAGGTTTTTCACTGCATCGACATTGTTTTGTACTAATTCTTGCTGACTTGCAAGGGCCTCCTCATACTGCCCCTGCATAGCGTTCAAAGTTGCTTCCTTCTCCTTTTGGAAAAGCATATCTTTAATATTGTCAGCAAGTTTAACGTAGCTTTCCCCTTCTCGCTCGTGCATTTCAATTGCACCGGGGATAACATTATTTATTAAGTTCGCAAGGGCATTCGCTCTGTCTTCTTGTCCTTTTTCTACTTTTCCATTCGCATCGGTAAGTCTATCTAACTCAGCAATATAATCTTCTGTCTTGTCGATCTCAGCGTCTACTTTGCCAAGATTTTCTGCTGTGGTCTGTGCAAGCTCTTCCTTTTTTTGCTTCTGTTCCTCAATCCTATCATTGAGGTCGCTCATGGCGTCGTTAAGCTGCGCTTGGCCATCCGATGCGTCATCAGTTACTGCGTTGTAAATAACGAATGCGCCGGCAATAGCCGTGACCGCAGCGAGAGCGGCCCCCCAGGGAGTTAATGCCATTACCGCATTGTAGGCCGTTTGAATGGCCGTTCCCGCCTTGGTGACCATACTAAGTGCCTTTACTGCTTCGGCGCCTGCTTTAACCCCTGTAACAAATTTGGAAATATCGCTGATAAGTAGCGCGGCCTTAAATACTCCAATTGCAGCTCCGGCAGAGGCAAGAATCGCAACAAAAGTTTTCACCGCATTAACAGCCTGGGTAAAATCAAAGTTTTGGATGAACTCCAACGCCGCATCCGCGATATCAGACAACGCCGGTTTGATTTGCTCATAGATCGAGATGGCAAGATTTTGGGCCTCAGTCTTGACCATCTGCGTTTTGTGCTCCAGCGTATCAGCCATTGTGCTATACGCTTTCTCTGTGGTCCCCGCGCTGTTCTGTAACTTCTCCAGGTTGTCGTTGAAGGTGTCAAGTCCCTGGGACACAATAGCGTTTGCAGCTTTGCCAGCTTCGGCACTTCCCCAAAGATTCATAAGGGATTCGGCGCTGCCATCAACATGATCAGAAAGAACCTCAATCACATCACCAAGGCTCTTTCCTTCCTTCATTAAGGTGCCAAAGCTCTTGCCGGTTTCTTTCTTAAGGATTTTCCCGACTTCGCTGCCAGTATCTCCCAGCTCATTCAGCATGGAGGAAATATAGGTTGTAGATTCTTCCGTGCTGATACCCGCCTTTGTTAGGCTGACATAAGCAGATTCAAGGTTTCCCAGATTGACATTGTAGGCGGAAGCTGTACTAATCGCCTTGCCCATTGCGCTGGCAAGCTGGTCAATCGTAGTAACACCAAGGTTTTGCGTCTGAATCAGGCTGTCCGAAATTGATTCAGCATCGGCAGCACTCATCCCATACGCATTGATAGTGGTTGTGAGAACAGAAAGCGCAGATTCTGCATCTGTGAATCCTGCTGTGGCAAGTCGGGTTGCATCCCCAACAAGTGAAACTGCATTCGCAGTATCGCCAGTTGCGGAAATGGCGTTGTAGACCGCCCCAGACAATTCACTTGCGGACACCCCCATCTCCGAAGACAAGTTTTGGATAGAACTTCGCATGTCTTCGACGGACATCTGTGAAGTGTCCATGATGGTTTCAACCTGGGCAAAAGAAGATTCAAATTCTGTCCCGATTTTACTTACCGCGACAAGTGCTCCAGCGGACGCAGTTGCGACAGCGGCAAAACCTTTTATAATTCCATTTAGTGCCTTCGACGCCACAGAATCAAGGTTTTGCAGTTCTTTGACCGTGAGTTGTGTGCTCTTCCTCTGCTTCTCAAGCGGGTCATTAGACTTCTTGGACTTTTCTCTCGATTTTTTGAGTGCCTTTTCTAAGTCTGCAAGAAATTCGTCATAATCGCCCTTAATTTCAATGATTACAGAACCATCTGCCGCCATTCACTTCACCCCCCGCCTCCAGTTTTTTCTGTGCTCCTTTTTGCTTCCTCAAATCGCTTTCGCACCTTTTCGATCAATGCCGCGTCTCTCTCTTCGACGGTCTGCACTTCTCTCCTTCGATCATCCTTAATCGCATAGAGAGCCCTCATTTTTTTATAGTGTTTCTTTTCCTCTTTACTCATTTTGGAAATGTCGGCTGTGCGGTATCGTATGCGCTGCATGAAAAGCGTTTCGGAGGGAAGATTAAATAAGAGACGACGAAAAGCCCACCAGTGCAAATCATCCTTAGATAGGTCTATCCCATACGCTGACAGAAAGGAGGCAAGGATAGCTTCTGAATCAATTTCAAAGTCATATACCCTGCCTCCTTTCTTTTTTGCTTGTTCTTGTGTTGCCTCTTTGCTTTCTTCCCCACGAAAGAACCACAACATTGCGTCGAACGCTGCGGATATATTGGAAGGAATCCCGCTCGGGTAAAACAAATTCAAAAGACCTACAACATCTGGATTTTCTTCTTTCAGAATCTCAAGTTCGATAGAAATCCCAACGCGAAAACTTGGATTAATCGGGAAGAATTGCCCATCTACATCTACGCTGGTGGGGAATCCGTTAAATGGATTCTCTCTCACGATCTTTTACTCTCTGTTCAGCTTCGGCACGCAGCTTTGCCCGTTTTTCCGCTCTCAACTGGGAATCATCCATGATAGAGGGAGAAGAAGGCGGATTGAAATCTATTTTCATAGAGCTTACAGTTGCGGATACTTCTTCGCAAAACTTGGCATAAGCATTGATAATGTCTCTCGCGTTTACATTGTCGCCGAAACACTTCTTGCTCGTCCCTTCGCCACAAAGCACATCAAAGAAATCCATAAATGCATTGCACATCATTCTGATTGCCTTAATGCCATTTTTGGCGGGATCTTCTTGAATCATTTCTTTCACACGTTTTCCAACTTCAGCGATCTCTGTCACACCATTGGTATATAATTCCAAGTTGACGAGATCGAAAGTATCATACTGAATCTCAACGCCGTTAATATTGTAGGTCTCCATAATTTATCCTCCTGTCAGTTAAACACCGGAATCGTCAGAATATGTGTAGGCAGCGGGAGCAGAGGTCGCCATAATATCAATGTCAATTTCCGAAGATGCACCGGCATCCCCGGACCCATCAGAGTTCACAATGATAGATGCTGTCCCCTTTTCTCCCTCTCCTGTCAACAGAGAGAAATACACATAAGGTTTAACGACTTTCTGGCCAGTACCGAACTTGATTGCGTGAGACAACACAAAGTCTTGGAATTCATCTCCAAAGATACGGTCACCAGTAACATTGAATGTACGTTGAGTAGATGTTTTGGTAGATACCGCCCCCTGTCGGATATACGCTTTTTCATCCGTTTCGGGGTTCAACTGACTATCCACCGATGCAATACCGGACTGAACTACGATATAATTAGCTACTTTTCCGGCTGATTCTTCCGCGATATCTACGGCAAGAACAAAATCGTCATTTGTTGCAACCCCCGCAAACTCAGCGGAAGGGGTGTAATCAGCCATCAGAGCGGAAAGTTTCATAATATTTCCTCCTAATAAATAAATTTCGGCTCGTCGGCTCACGAAAAAAATCATTCAGATGTGTAATCCATCGTCATAATAATTTGGTGATCTTCTGTTCCATCCTCATATCGGTTAAATAAAACGGAATCAGGATCACTTTCGCTTCGAGAAAATTTGACAACCTTTTTTCCGTCCTCTAATTGAGGAATTGTTCCATTGTTGATAATCCAGTCTGCAAAACTTTCTAAGGTTTCATCAGCAGTAAGACGCTTGTTATTGCTGTTCCCAGGGATAACACGGTAAATGATCTTGAATGTATATCTTGCTTGATATGCACCACGAACATATTTCCTAACCATAAATGTGCCCTGGGGCGTAGACAATGACATCCCTTCGGCATCATCAGGAACATAAGTGAAGTTGATCACCCCAACGGGCTTATCTGGCCAATTATTGAGCCAAGAAAGCAATGATCTTGAAATAGATTCTTGCTCTTTATTCGATATTTTTTGTGCCATAGATACCTCACTTAAAGGACTTTTTATAGGCCTCTTCCCACCTGGACATGAACTCTGCCTTTGCCGGTTCAATCCAATGTGGTCGAGCAGAGGACCTTGTAAATACCAAAGATTTTCCTGATGGAACCTTCCGAACTCCGGTGCGGGATCTCCACGTCCCATCGGGAAGCCGAAATCCCGCAGCTCCTGTTTGAGGGTCTACGTAAACAATTCCTTCCCATAGATAATGGGCATAAGGACCGGGATAGATAATTTCATCATCTAAAATCCTTGTGCGGGCAGCTAAAGTGCCATTCAACCAAGGTAGGAATTTGCTCTCTGTATCTTTCGCTACATTTTTTGTAAGTTCTTTGTTTGCTCTATCAAGTTTCGCTTTGATCTTGTCAATATCAATATCGACATGAATAACGACACTTGCCATTAAGCGCCACCAACTTCCCAATGCTGCATCGAAGGAGAGCCAAAATCTTTTGTATCCACTTTGGTGATCCTGTGAACATTATCGTAAATCCGATTCATCCACTGAAAGTCCTTCCCTTGCTCAACGATTTCTCCCTTAACAAAGAAAGTAGTTGAGCTTTGCATAGAATCCGTGTCAAGGGTCCACAAATTGCTTTTATCTTCGGCAGCTTCATATTGCTTTGGGGTTGCAAATCTTTTAGGAAAACCTGTAATCCCATCAATAGCGTTTACATTAAATGGAATAAATAGGTTGACGACGTCTGCACCTTCCAGCCCACTTTCTCTCACATTGGCGGCATGAGCAGCATCAAAGAACACACCCCGCAAAATGGTAATGTTATAAACAGATTCGAAAGTGACTTCATCTTCTGTTATTGTGTAAACAGTTATAGAGTGTGGGGCGTACATGGAAAGCACCTCCCACCGCGATAGAGCAAGCCAGTTCTTCCAAGATATCTGGATACAATGGAAGACATCTCAGCTGTAGAATTCTTCGCTAATTCTGCCGAACTTCGGTAACTCACAGAGTAACTACCAACCGTCTCACTGGACTTCTCTCCGGTTTCGCTTAGAGATGATTCTTGCGCTTTCTCAACAACCTTGTACTGCTCAGCAAGAGCACAACAAGCGTCCTTTATTTCCAGCATAGACGCATGCTCAGAGGCTTTTCCAACTGTGATGTAGTCCAGATATTCACTTGCCCGCTTTGCCAGCATTGGGAACTCAGATTCTGAAATCAACGTCCCAAGGTAGGTTTCTTTGTAATATGTATAATCCGCATATACCATAAGAAACCTCCTTTATTTTCCCGACTTTCTGGACGCTTTTGGTTTAGGGTCAAACGTAGCTTTTTTGAAGTTGAATATTACAGCACTTTGCTCATCAACTAAAACCTCAAAAGTATCATTTTCCTCAACGCGGAAAATAATATCTGCATCAAAAGGAATGTCCTGTTTGGTTGGCGATCCATTCTTTTTGAACGTCATTACACTTCCGGTTTTCGTCAGATGAAACGGGAAATAATACCCGCTCTGCTCTTCTGGGGCGCTGCTGAATTCCGTATAATCAGGAACATAGTGGAATGTCCCGACTACGGAACCATCTTTCTTAACCTTCAAATCATCACCTACAAGCTCTGAGACTTGTTTCCCCAATAGGGTCTGACTGCTGGGGAAGAGCGTTAAGATGTCAGACCCGATCATTCCCCCGCCGGTGCATAAATAGCAAAGGGAAATGCCTTTGTATTGTCAACATTATAGGCGTTGATCGGGTTGGGGATTTCCCAGCCCAACCGCATAACGGCACGAAGCGCCACCATGTCGTTCTGCATCAAGTTATAGAGAATATTCCCCGTGGATGGATCTTGTACCACGCCGCTGTCGAAAATCTTGAAGGTCATGTCCTGTCGGATGGAATAAACCAGCTGGCTCCAGTCACCCACGATGGCAAGGGTCTCCTCCGGGTCATAAGCACCGTTCACGGGAAAATACATGTTCATTCCGTCCAATGCGTAGCGGGTATCGCCCTGCATATCAGTCTTAAAGATAGGCTGACCGTTCTTGTCCACCAGGCCACGCAGCTTGGCGCGCATCTGAATAGCAGCCATCACGCCGTTGGGGATATAGCCGCTTTCCTCCACCTTTGCGATCACGCCATCCTCCCCCATGATGTCCTTGAAAATGTCGCTGGTGGCTGTCACAACTGCACTTGCGGTAGTAGCTGAAGGGACGAGTCCCTCACGCCAAGAGGTGGGCTTATCCGTGCCATAAAGGATGGCAGCATCGATAACCTTACCAAACGCCTCTTGGAGGCGGGGACGAACCTCGCCCCAAATGTCATAATCACTGTCGTCTAATACCGCCTCGGGAATGGGGACGATAACGGCGATCTCCTCGGCGTAAATTTTCTTCTTGTCCCAGGCCATGTTGGTGGTCTTTTTCAGAGAAGACTTGGAATCGGATGCGCCAGTGGTCGCCTCTCCGTTCACAAAGTAGGCGGTGGGCAAAGCATCCAGCACATTAAGAATCTGCGTTTTGCTGGTCATATTGGGTAGCCGCCGGGCCATCCGAAGCACGGCAGATTCCGTAACAGCGCCCTGGATAATCTCGCGGGTCACAGGCTCAGGGATAAGCCCGGAAAGTTTACTTCTGTCAATAATATCGGCCATTGATAGGCTCCTTTCTTATTTGAGTGCGCCCCGTATAAGGGCATTCATTACGTCATTTTCTCCTGTTTGGGGCTTTCCTCCGCCCAAAGGGGCGGTCCAGTCAAAGGTGGTCTTCTTGCGGTCAGCGGTGAGTGCGTCCACGGCCTGCTCGAAGGTAGTCTTATCGTCTACCATCTTCCCGGCCTTAAAGGCAATAAATTCTGCCTCTTCCCCACTAAGACCCTTTTTAAGTACATACAAATCTCTTTTGAGCTGGTCTCTTTCGTTTTCTGCTGCGGTCAATTTCCCGGAAAGAGCCTCTCTCTCCCCAGTCAACCGTTCCCACTTATCCCTTTCAGACTGCTGATTTTCTTTCCATGTCCGGAACGCATTTAACTCAGCTTCATCCGGGATACCCTTTGTTGCCTTTGCTACCGCTCTTGCTTTTTCTTTACTGATAAGAGCGTCAACTTCGGCCTGAGTAAAGGTCACCTCACCACCTGTCCCCGGTGTCGGGTCCTGTACAACAGGATTGTTAATAGGTTCAGCCATTTTACAAACCTCCGTTTTTTGTTTTTGGCCCGTCGGCCACCGTTTAACGCCCGTCGGCATAAAAAACGAGCCATTAATTACCAAATATGGTAGTCAATGGCTCAATGGCTCTCGATCAGTTATATTTAATTTCTCCAGACCAATTACATCTTGTCCCATCCTGTCTTTTTTGTTTGCACATAACATATACGCCACATGCCCCAGGTTTCACTGGATGGATTTTCTTCCCGCAATTCGGACAACAAAACCATGTTTCCCCGTTTATCTTCTTGATCAATATGTAACCGCCGCCCTTTCGTATTGTGTTGGAAGTCCAGCTTTTTTGCTAAACGCATCATAATATTTCCGAAGCCTTTTAATTCGAATATTTACAGCTTGCGCGTCCTCTGAAAGCGCCGCAGCTTCATACGCCTTAGCTTCTCTTCGTAGTTTTCTAAGCGTTCTTTCCACTCTCCGCTGCTCCTGACTTGCTTCATATTGATTATATTCTTTCCCCTGATAAACGAAGGGCGGTTTATCTATCTTCTTTAGGTCCTCGTCTGTATAGGTCCGATAAGATACCCCTTCTATATACGGATAATATCTGTGGTAGCAATTCCAACCTCCGAGACCGGCACCCTGTCCAAAACCTGTTGTCAACTCAAAGTCTTTATACTTTCCTTTTGAGGTTTTCGGCTTCTTTGACCAACGATATACTTTCCCTTGCCATGACGCATGGTTCTCAATCCCATACCCGGTGTTTCTTGCACCTGCATGAGCTGTTACCTCTACGAGATCGGTCTCCAAGTCATCTTGCAATGTTTCCATATAAACTGTATTCATTCGGTTTATGCTTGACATTACCGCCCGCCGGACGGACACGTCTACTTGATCTCTATGTCCACTTTCCCAGTCAACCGTTTTTAGGCCGCTGTCCGCCAGACCTTTCACAGCTTTCCTAATAGCCGAGTTATAATCAATCGCACCAGACATAATCTCAAGTTCCGCCTGGTCTAACGCCCATTGATATGCCTCCAACGCAGACATGACTTTTTGGGAATTGCTCATCCCAACAAACCCCATCGAACGAGTGATGTTCCTATATTCTGAAAGAGCTTGCTTTCTAATCGCCTCAACATCCACGTCGTTAATCATTAACTTTGGCGTTGTAATCGCTGCGATTGTCAACATTTCCTTCGCATAATTTTGATATCTTGAAATTACATCATCAAGTAGTTTATTTAACTCTTTCTCTCCAATCTCAGTTGCAGAAGATATTGCTTCTTCAATTTCTTTTAGATCAATTCCATGGCTCCTTAATGCTCTGATTGCTTCAACTGTTACCTCATTAAGTTCTCCTGCTTTTTTTAGCCTTTTACATATCTCAATAAGAAGTGTATCTTCGAGCCCCCTAAACAGCTTTGCGAGCGGTTCTGGCATTGAATCTAAAACTTCTGGAGTGAAAGGATATCTCGGCATTACTCCACCTCATCCTGTTCCTCGTCAGTCATATCTTCCATGCGTGGCAGCATCTTTTTAGCGGTCTTTTCATCTTCATTATACCACTTCATACGATATTCCCAGTCATTCATGATTCCGGCAGCTAAGTCTTGCCGATCATTGTTGCGCTCAGTTGTCTTGTCCTCAATGATAGAATCGTCAAAATCAATAGTAACTTTCGCATCCTCGTTCAACCCCGCCTTCATAGCTGTGTTGCCCAATTGCAAAATGATCTGGCACAATTCCCTAATAGCCTGCTCTAAAATAATTTCATGCTTTTTTATCGTTCGAAACATGGTGCTATTTTCACTAATAACTTGAGTTGCCGTTGTAAGATTCCCTCCGTCAAAACGGTAATAGGTTTCTCCGAATCCGCATTTGCTCGACAAAAGATTTAATTGAGTTTGTATGCCTGTCGTGTGTTCATTGGTCCGCAAAGTCATATCAATTTGGGTAATTACTGCACCGTCGTCTGAAATGTCTTCGGGAAGTACATAAAAAGACAAATCATCAGGGTCAAAAACCGGTTCCCCATCTATATATTTTGTCACTGCCGGTTTTACCATGATTCTCTTTTTGCCAAGGATGAACTCATTTACGTAACTGTCAAATGCAACGTCTACACCCTTTAAGTTATCAATAGCGTTCGCATATACCGGAATACCAAGCGGAATAGAATAGTCTAAATTGTTTGCAATGTTGGGTCGATCAATAACAAATCGTCGCTTCCCAGAGCCGGTGTGAACAACAGGTGGAACCTTCTCGAAACCAGAGACAGAAGACAAGGATACTTCTTTATCTACATTTCCATTCCTATATAGATAAATCCGATTTTCTATGTCATAAAGTGCATTGACTTTATGGTGAATTTGCAGGTAACAGTAATCTTGACCATCAACCGTAATAATACTATCAAACGCGCATTCTATGATAACCCCGTTTTGCCAAGACAGTGGCCAAATATGTTCCACAGTCACATAATCGATGATGATCCCAGATGCGCTCCCTGGAACAGGGCCTTCTTCCGTTACCTCCATGCCAACAACACGTGGGATAAACGCTACCGTTCCAAGGGCAAAAGCGAATTCCTGCATTTCATTGGATTTTACCCTAAAATTGTTCTCTTCAAAAACTCGATCAATAAACGCCTGCTCCTTAGAACCTTCCAGCGTAATTTCAACACGCTCGTTCATGAGCAAATTTGCCCAATCTTCTGGTATTTTCTTCCCCATATTGAGAGAATATCTCTTGCACCGGACGATACCGCTCCCGTTACGTATTTTATAGCGATGGAACCCTTTCACATCTCCTTCGTGCCAGCTTTTCCATTCTTGAACTTTGGAATAAAAACTCTCATTGATCGTTGTGAAACCTAATTCTTTTAACTTGTCTGCAATGGTCATTCTTTCACCTCATAACCGGAAAATGCCGGACCATAATCGTATTACAAAAGTACCTTATGTCATCCATTGCATGATCATCTTCTTTAATTACTTTGTCTACCGTAGAATCTTCATCCCAACGATATAATCTAAACTCTCGGATAGCATCTTTGCAACTACGATGTATTTTGAGCCGACCATCTTTCAAATAAACCGATGTTCTTCTAATTCCATCCATAACATTGTTATTTGCTTTTACCACTTGGAATTCTCCGTGGCGAAAAATTGTCGTAATGAATGAGGCGGCAGAAGGATCAACTATAACGTAATCCACATTATATCCCTTCGCTAAATCTCGTAATGCCTGATAATACTCTTCGTCTGTTTTTTGTATGTTGGTTCTTCGTCCGCTGTGATAGTATTCTTTGATCCGAACCGCCCCTTGTTTTGTCACGCACCACAGCCCAGCGGAGAAAGGATTCAGCGTGCCATAATCTACGGAAATATAATATCGACCTGATGCAGGCTCTTCATCCACCACACAATGCTCTCCAAAATGCGGATATACCAGCCCCTCCGCCGGAATCCACAACCCTCTAATGAACCGATCATAAAACACGCCGGAAAACATGGATTCATACTGCTCAATGACCTTCTCCGTCAGCCCTGGGTTATCTCGCATGGTAAAGTGAAGATACAGTGCATTTCTTTTATCATGCTTCTTAATCCATTCCAAATAAAACCAATGCTGCGGGCTTTCTGGGTTGCAGGAGAACCATTTCTTGTTTCCATCTACAGAACAACGCGCCAGGGCCTGTTCCACAAAGGAACGGGGCATAAGCGCAACCTCATCCAATAGAATACCTGCCAGCGTTCGCCCTTGGATCAGTGCTGCGCTGCTTTCATCCTTGCCGCCGAATACCTCAAACCAATTTGTCGTAGTTCCCCGCCGCACCTCAAGTATCTTCTCTGACCGGCGCCAACGCATGGTATACTTTTCTTTTGCCAGCGTCATAGCTGTGAAAGGGACAATAATATTCTTTGAGCATGAATCAACGGTTTTCCCACAAATACCAAACCGCTGACCAGAGAAGTTTTCCATGGCCCAGCGAACAAACGCCCACATCATGATAGATGTCTTTCCGGACCGAACAGCACCATCGCAGATAATGGCATCATATTTGGAGTATGGGAATGCAAGGATTTTCTTTTGTTGTGGACTAATCATCGCATCCTGCCTCTGCAAATACTTTTTTCATCTTTGGATATTGCACAGCAATCCAATCCACATAGCTCTCGTCATGGCCTTGCTCATGTTGCCAACTCTCATGCAACCCACTTTCAAATAAAAATGCATGGATTATTTCATGTCGCAAAACTTTCCTCTGATATTGGCCAAAGTCAGATAACTCACTATCGTTTTCCTTTTCCCCGATAACAATACATTTACTTGTTTTATCGCAATATCCATCACAATCATTTAACAATATATCTTGAATTTTATTTCTATACTCAATAGTGTATTCAGTCCCTAAAACACTAATTTTCATCGCTTTCCAACCCTTCCGCCAGTTCTCTCAAACTCTGGCTCAAGCCATCCTCCTTGGCATCGTTCCCAGGCCCACCGCCAAATGCTGTGAATTTATCAATCAGTGTCCCAAGCGCTGTCGTAACCTCTGCGGCGCTGCGTGCATTCTGAATCTTCTCTGGAAGAACGGAAAGTCCTACCTCAATAATATCGCATACTGCTTGCCTGCGACTTTCCATGTAGGCCAGGATATCGGCTGTATTTTCTTCCTTTTTTTGTCTAAGTTTCTCTGCGAAATCTTCAGATGCCTCCACGACACGCCGAGCAGTTTCCCCACACACATGATTTCTTTTGGCAACTGCGTTGTAGCTGCCAAGTTCCAGATAATCAGCCACTATTTTCTTTTTCTGCTTATCTGTCAACCGTGCAGCCATAACTAACCTCATCAATAAAAATCTATTTTTGGTGGTCCGCCCTGGAGTCGAACCAGGATGTCCCCGGTTATGAGCCGGGCGCTCTGACCATTTGAGATAGCGGACCAGATACCCCTTGCGGGGTATGTTGCGGGTTTTGTCAGGCTTTCCGCGGGCCTGTTTACACCGTCACACGTACCTATGCTTAAATTGTCGTACACCTTATCCATGGGCACCGTGTACTTTAGCACCCCAGCGAAGTTTTCAGCAAAATGTCGAATAGTACGTGCTTCGGTTCGCTTCGCGGCCGCAAAGCAATTTGCTGATTCGGTGGAAGCACAATCTCCTTCCATCAAATTTCCCCAGCTGGGAATGGTCACCCGTTTTGGAGTTGCACCAAAATCCGCTCTGGCCGGGTGATAGGGAGGCGAGAACAAGGCTCGCGCTCCCAAAGAAAAAGGAGGTACGCCCGATATTGAGACCGCCTCGGAGCCGGGCGAAGGAGGAAGAAAATCTTCTGTTTTATACATAGCAGCAAAGAAAATGAATTTTCTTTGCCTGCGTATGTATAAAACCATTTCCTGTCTAAATTATATCGCAGCCCTCCATTTCGGTCAAATTGTTAGACGATCTTAACACTTTGTTTACAATTTTAATTTTGTCTCTGTGTACGTAATTCCAACCGCATACGCCGCCCATACATCGGAAGAGAACCCATAGAACCAATCTGGGTTCTTTTTCGTCCCCTTCCCGTTTTTCAGATCATGGGTTGCAAATCGGTCAATCAGTGCTCGTCGGATATTGGCATCCTTGGCCCTGCTGTCATGGCAGAGATGGAGCTTTTCATCCTGGCGGTATATGTAGTCCACTGGCTTCTGTGCTGCTTGCGTGAATCTCCCCACCCATTCGCAGGTTTCAAAAACATTGCGTCCAACCGGCATGCCGTAGCTTGCCAAGCGTTCAATGACTACAAGATCATACTTCTCCAACTGGAGAATCAAAAGGACCACAGCATTTTGTTCTTTGCCAAACCGCAGCGGACGTAAATCTTCGCTGTCTATAAAGCAATAGGCGCTCTGCTTGTCCCCTGGGTCAATCGCTAAGATTGTCATTTATCTCCTTTATCATTCTGCATACTCTCGCTGTCATCAAACCATGGGCAGTTTTCTGTATGGGACTGGTTGTCACACTTATCACACATATCTTCTCCGTCCAAGCATTCATCTGTATGAAAATATAAACATGTTACACAGAAACATTCTCGGCAGTGCTTATTATCCTCGCTGAACATAATCACCCTCCCCGTCGTGGATGGAGCCGATGACCTCACAGTAGTATGCAGTCTCCAGGCTCCTTCTATGCCAGTCATGTGCCATCAGGAAAGTCGCATTATCTTCGTTCCACTCTACTGTGTATATTGAGTTCTCGTGCGGGTCATAGACGTTGTCCCCCTCAAAAATATGCTTCCCGTTCTTATCGGTCATTCCGGTGTACTGGCAGATGGTTTCGGGGCGGACAAATGCTTTGCCCATTTCCTCAATGCTGCCCATATCGAAAACGATTTCTGTTGTTTGATCGGGGTAGACAATCAGGCTACCTTCCACCCACTCGCCATCCAGCCGCTTGGCTTTGAAAAGGACTTCTCTCATTTTTTATCCTCCAATCTCCGCTATGCTCTCTATAAAGCAGTTGTAGTATGTATACCGCTTCCCATCAAAATCAAAGAGCACATAGCCGCCATCGTTGCCCTCAATGTCGATTTTCCCATCGAACTCTGCAATGATTTCACCGTTTGCAGTGTAGACACGGACAATACGATTAAGGCCATTGCCTATATTGCTTTGTTGATCCACCATAGCCCGCTGTCCGCTGGCTGTGTCTCCAAAATACCACAACATACCGATCAGCACCGCGATTGTCGCAACTCCACAAAGAATCGGCACGGTAATTCTGGCGGCTAAACTATTAGCACACAAAATTGTGCCTACAGCCAAAACTACAAAACAAACCGCCATAAAAACAAAAATAATCCATCCAGCAATTGTCATTTATATTCTCCCTTTCTCTCCCACTCCCTGCACCGCTGGTCCGGCTCCGTGAAGTTGGCGCAGTACGGCGAATCCCCATTAAAGCACACGCCCTGGAAGTCCTCGTACCAAGCGCAGGTGGCACAGCACTTAGTCATGCTCGTCCTCCTTATCCATACGAGCGCCGCAGTTAGGGCAGTACCGCATATTGTTTTCTGCCGGATTTCCGTCAATCAAAGTCCATGGCTCTCCGCATTCGGAACAAATATAGGCTTCGTCTGGTTCTCCGCCTCCCATGTCTGATGGAATCCATCTCCCATGCCTCACCTCCGCAACGTCGGCGGCGGGGAGGGCATCTATCGCTTTCCGTGCTACAGCAAGACCAATATTTTCAGGGGATAATTCTCCTGGAAAATCAACCAAAACGGCAAATGCCATTGCCCTTTCAATGTACTCCTTCATTCCTTTTCCCTCCGTAGTACGGCCTCGGCCTCTTGCTCTTTCAGCAACGTGTCTCGCCGTTCCAATTCTGCGGCCTGCTGGGCAATCAGTTTTGATTTTTGTTCCAGCTCGGCCCGCAGCTTCTCGTTTTCGGCCAGCAGGGCGGTGAAGGCGTCGGCGGCTTCATCGTACAGCCCGGAATGAGGTCCCAGCGAACTTCCGTTGCTTAACCCTCTCCGTTCCAAGTGCTCAATCAACTTCTCAACATCCATCAGTTTTCCTCCTCTCCCTCCGGCGGGCGGTGATAAGGCGGCACGGGAAGCATCCGCCACCACAGCACATCCGCATCTGTCCATTCAAGGTATTCGTCGATTATCCAACCGTCGTCCTTGTTCCACGAGCCAAGCTGGTACGCTTCGTCCAGAATGATGTTCGGTTTTGGGCTCCCGCTCACGATGCACAGAACAGGCTCATGCTCTGGCGGCATGGCATCTTTCACTCGCACCCACTCATTCGGCGGGGTGAGGGTGGACTGAAGTGCCTTTCTGGCCCAGAAGTATGCCTTGGCCTGCTCCTCGTTTTCAGGTACAGCAATCACAAAATACTGGTACGCCTTTTCGGCATCAGTCATCTTTCAGCGCCTCCCTCTCCGCCGTTTTCCAAACGCTGTTATGAAATTTTGCTATATCTTGTGTGCCCTTTTTGTACCCTGCTAAATAGCAACAGGTGCATAAAATCAGGAGCAATATCGCTCCAAAAAGAGCACAAACCACGATTTTATCCATCTTTCAGCGCCTCCATCCTCTCCTCCATCGGTTCTTTGCCCCGTGTACTCCAATGGGTGCTGATCTCCCCGCCGCATGCCATATACCCCGCGCCATCAATCCAGCTATCAATGTGCTCCGGGTTTACAGATGCCCGGGCAATCTTGAGCAAGGCCATCATGGCCGCCACATCCTCCGACTCTAACTGCACATGGACCCCAGCGGCAACACACTTCGCACTGAGGTAGGTGTGCCAAAATTCCGCAATCAAACGGAAGCTATTTTCTGGAATTCCATAATCCTGCTCCCGATCTCCACACACGCACTTCTCCGCAGCGGCGAGAATTTCTTTTCTTGTCATGGGGTTCCCTCCTTCTTCTTCCTTGGCATTCCAAACCTCTGCGCCATATAACACTTCCTGCCACAGTAGATGTCCTTGCCTGTGGTTGAGAGAAATTTTGTTTTGCAAACCGGGCAGGTTTTGATCTTCCATGTCTCTCTATTCATTGCTCAACTCCTGATAGATCCGGCTGGCCACCACATCCCGGCTGCCCTGGTACTTTCCGTGATACTGTCTTAAAATCTCGCCGGTGGTGGTCTGATAATAAATCTGGCAAATCTCCATGCCGGGGTACACCCGCACCGGCTGCACGCAGGTCAGTTCCAGGGTCCAGTTCCCAGAAAAGCCCACATCGCCAAACCCGGCGGTCACGTGGACAAAGATGCCCAAGCGTCCAATGGAGGACCGGCCCACCAGCATGGGGACCAGGTTGTGGGTCTCGGTATATTCCATGGTTTTAGCCAGGTAGAGCCGCCCAGGGTGCAGCACCAGGCCCTCCTCTGGGATCATCAGCCGCCCCGTCCGGTTGTCCTGCTTCGGGTCCAGGACAGCCTCCTTGTAGGCCATCAGCTCGGGGGACAGCCGCAGGTTGTAGCTGTTTGGTCCCAACCGGGATTCATCCCAATCGCTGATAATGATGTTGCCCGCCTCCCGTTGGAGTTTGATTTCATTGCCGGTTAGAATCATGTCGTCTCCTCCAGTTTTATCTGTTCTGGTTTGAATGCGCTGTCTTTGATGTCCACATAACGCACGGTCCCGTATTTCTCCAGGTCACAAGCAATCGCCTCCCGCGTTCCTTCGGGATTCTCAAGGCTGGACGGAATGGGCCGCAGTTTTACGGTGATCTCCCACATGGCTCAAAGCTCCAACAGGCGGCAGAGGGTTCCCTCTACCCGGGCCATGGCATGCCGTGAGAGATAGTCCTTTCTGCGCTGCAAGCTGCGCTCCGGCAGTGATTTGACGTGCTCCAGGACCGCCACATAGGTTTGGCCTTGGACACTCTCCACGGCGATATGGGACGCCGCCGCGTAGCGTTCCCGGGACACCAAGGGCGCCGCCACCACGCATCCGGTTTCCCGGTTGTTCTCGGCGGAAGAGAGAATCAGCACCGGCCTGCCGTAGTCCTTCTTTCCGCCCCGATACCGGTCGGTCAAGTAAATTTCGCCTTTGTGAATCATGTCTGCCTCCTTGCTGTGCGCCAGTTCCTTGCTCTGGAACAGTCAACGTAATATCCGCCTGCCATCTCAAACAGCCTTGAGCCGATGGCTTCATCGCCCCGGAGAATCGCCTCCAGCGTGTTCTCGCTGGAAAGAATGGTGGGCTTTTTGCTGATGTATCGTGCGTTAATCAGCTCGAATGCCAGGTGAACATCCGCCGGCCGAATTTCCCCCTTCCAGAAGTCATCCAGATAGAGCAGCGGCGTATTTTTCAAGGGTTCGGTTTCCTCCCGAAAATCGTCCCGATCATTTCCAACTGCCTTGGCCCGTCGCGCAAACTCCCGCCACGAAACATACAGGCCGGGTTTGCCGCCCTCAACGATGGCCCGGAAAATGGTGGTGCATAACGTCGTTTTCCCGCAGCCCGGGGTCCCGCAGATGATGAACCAGGAGGGATCTCCTGCCGCGATTTGCTGTACGTAGTCTTGCGCCATGGCAAGTGCTTTCCTCTGCCAGTTCTCCGGCGTTTTCCAGTTCTCCCAGGTGCAAGCCGCCAAGGCATCCGGCGGGATTCCGCTGCGGTCCATAGCCCCCATGGCGTCACGGATGCTCTGACATTTGCAGCGCTGAAACCGCAGCGCCCCATTTTCCTCCACCGTCATGTACCCGCCCCGGTCATGGCACGTGGGGCAATGATAGCCTTTCAGCGTCCCGGGGGTAGCGTTGAAAAGTTCCGCCCGTTTCCGCTGTGCTGCGAAGAAATCAAAACGGCTCGTCGTCCCAGCATCCGTCGGTTGCGGAGGGAAGCTTGTCGATGATTGGGCCCTTGTTGGGAAGTCTTGCAAATGGATCATCCTCCTTTGCCCGCTTTTTCTTCTCGTCCTGGAGCCGGGTTACCACCCAGTTCAGAATGGCTCTGTAATCGCTCTTGTAGGTCTTCCCCGTCGCCCCTTTGTAGTTGTCCAGAATCTCGATCAAACGCTCGGTGTCGGCGGGGCCATGAGTGTCAAGCAGCTTCTGGTGCTCGGCATTGGTCATGGAAACAAACTCCGCCCATTGGACCTTGGGCCCTTGTTCGGATTCTCCGGCAGTTTTTTTCTTCTCCGTTTTCGCGCGCGCCCTTTTACGTGGGGGGGTGGGAGAGAAAGGGGGATTATAGGGGGATAGAGAGATAGGGGTTTCAGGGGAAAGAGAGGAAGGGGGAAGAAAGGGGGGAGGAGAGGGCGGGGGTGCGTTACTGTAACTGTTACTGTAACGGTTACAGTAACGCTCTCTATACTTTTTTACCCTGTCCGCAGTCTTTTTCCGGGCCGCAATCTTCTTTCGGATTGATGTCAAGGAATCTCGTTCCACTTCCCCCCAATCCTCTGCTGCCTCTCCCCCAGCGAGAAGGGCGAAAAACACCCGATCTCGCTGGATGCTGGAGAGGTTGAGAAGCAACGTCCTGTCCTCTTCTGTGAAAGAAAGTGTAATCATCTTTTGCCTTCTTCCCTGTTGAAATCATAAGCGAATCCCAGAGGTAGAGATCGAACCCCCGCGTTTGGATAAGAAGGCTTTCAATTCGTCCGGTGAAAAGTAAACCCGGCTGCCAATGTTGACTGCTTGAATATCCTGAGATTCCCTCAACCTGTCCAGAGTATCGGTGCTGATATTAAGGGCCTGAGCGGCCTCTTTCCGGGTCAACAGCAATTTTTCCATTTTATGCTCCTTTCTCAAAACGTCAGCGGTCCGTCCCCACTGTCATTGTCCCAGGGTAAGGGTCCATCATCAGGAATGGCGGCGAAGCCGTTCGAGGGCGCTGCGGCCTTTTTCAAGGGCTTGTCCTGGGGCAAGGTGTATTCCCCGCTGCGGATCCGATCTGCGCTCATGGCGCGGAAAGGACGCACCGCCCAGCCGGTTTTCCCGTTATAGGACCATTCCTCATTCCGGAAGAGGATGCCCACCAGCTTCCCCACCAGGGAAGTCTCCTCCCAGTTCCAGGTGTACCCAGGGTTGGAGTGCTCAAAGGCGGTGGTCAAGCCTTTGAAGGAACTCTTTGTCAGTTCGTCTTTGTCGGTCCCATCGTCTTTGGGCAGGAATTGCCGAAGTGTCCCTTTCCAGCTTTTATCTTTCTTGGGATTGGATTTATATTCTCCGGTAAAGTATCCTCTCTGCTCTCCCTCCTCAATGTCGAAGAGGATCAGCAGCTGGGGACCATAATTGGTATCCGCAAAGGATACCTGCTTGACCCGGCAGACATAGGCGTCCAGGGGGAGTTTGGGTCGATCAGAGAACTCCTGCACGGAATCCCAATTTTTCGGTTTTTGAATCATAGTTTTTGTTCCTCCTTGCGGTTGATTTGATTTAATTCATTTCGGATTGTATCCAGAATGCCGAACATGGAGAAAATGACTTCTTCCTGGTAATGCAAAAGTAATAAACAAGACTTTGACAGGCTGTTTAATTCTTCATTGATGTCCGTCTTTTTCTTTGGCTCATGAGGCATTTGATTCACTCCTCCTTTTTACTTAATTGACATGCTTTCACGTTCTTCCAAGGAAACTCCTGGGGCTTCATTCCCGTCTTTCAGCCACTTAGACAATTCTGTCCGTTTGACGTCCGGTGACTTATACCGTAGAAAACGGTCCTCAAGGCCGGCACGTGTTACCCAAGAAAAAAACGCTTCTTCGTCCGCGATGTTTACTGCCTTGGTGTGTCGGAAAGATACCGCACAGCGCGGTGTTTGGAATTTTTGCCCGGCCAGCGCATAGGACAACATATCTCTCAGCCGATCAACCTTTTTCTCTGTCCGCTTCCTACGCTCGTTTAATACGTCGATCTCGTTTTTCAACGCAGTGGCAATGGCAGAAAGATTCTTAATGTAAAGCGCAATATTTTCCAATTTCTCTTCTCGCTGCATCTGCAAGGCGGTAAGCTCTTCCAGATTTGTAATCTCACCTGTCTCTGGGTCCGTCCCGGCCTCAATCGCCGCATCAATCGCGGCATCGATTTCATATAGCTTCAGGTTCACTTGAGCCTCTCTTTCCGTCTGCGGGGACAGTTGACAGCCCCCAATATTCTCTAATCCGCTGATCGACAAATTTCAGGTCATTCTCAATCTCCAGGTCAAACATTTCTTCGGGCGACTTGGAAATGTCCATTCCATTGGATTGGGTGCGGAAAAAATGGCGATCCCCTTCCACCATGCAGCGCAGACAGATTGTGACCATTCCCTCAATGCAAACCTTCTCGTCCAGCAGCTTTCCAATGGTCCGCAGCTTGGTTTCTCCAAAATCGGATGTAGTTTCGTGCATGAGGATATAGACGATGACATCCTCTGGAAGTTGTGCCTGAATGAACATCAGCAGCCGCCAAAAGTTGTCCGCGATATCGTTGTAGAGATCAAATGTTGAGCTTCCCGCCTTAGGGGCGGAGTGACCCTTCATAAAGGTATTCGTCAAAAGGTACCCAGCGTCATCAATGACAGCGGTTTTGGTGGGCATCTTTTGCAGCCCATTGGTAATGGTCTGGTAGCTGTCTGTCTTCATCTGGTATCGGAAGGATCCAGGGAAAGGCAGCCGCTTCCCCACCACGTTAATCAGAAAGATTTCATCTGGGGCGAAGTTTTTCAGGGAACGGGATTTGCCAGACCCGCTCTTGCCATAAATCAAAACTGGAATCCCGATAAGTCATTCCCCCTTTTCGCCACAGTCCAGGTATTCCTGGAATAGATCGATCTTCTCATCCAGATAGGCCGACATGGTGAAGCTATTATAGGCAAACATGTAGTCCATGAAGTCATCCAGGCACGTGTCCAGGATAAAGTTCCGGCATGTTCTGGCAGAAACCTCTACGACCACCTTTTTAGGGAAAAAGTTTACTCGTTCCTCCATCTTGACAAACCTCCAATTTTTGTTATAATAAAGTTAAGCGGAAGAAACATCGCTTATTTTTTCATATATTCTCTTTTCTGAACTCTGCCGGTCTGCTACACCGGCAGAGTTCATTTTTTCTGGTTTCGAAAGATAATCTCATCTTTCCACCTGGTGATTATCCCGTCAGAGACATGGTACATATTTTGAAGTTCACGGTATGTCCTGTGCATATTCTCTTCAAAGTCGTCTGGTACCGGTCGATTCCTGCGCCCCGTATGAACCGGGCACCGTCCCGTACAATCTGGTTTCGTGCAGTTCAAACACTCTTGAATCTTTGCGAGAGAATCTGACGAAGGATTGATTTTGTTGGGAGATTTCCGATCAAAAGTAGTCTTAGAAGGAACGGTGTTCCACGGCTTCCTCCCTTCGGTCTGTACCCTGACCCCGTTGATCTTCACCATATCCCCACCCCCTTTCGCACCTGGGGCAGAGATATACTTTCTCTCCAGGTTCCAGGGCGGACACGTTCCACCGCTGCTTGCACCGGCGGCAGAGACGATACACCGCGCCCCTCATACCACACGGAAGGGAATGCCCCGGCGGGCCAAGGCGGCATTGATCCGGCTCTTCCCTACCTCCCTTCTGCGCCGGGCCTCCTGGCGCTTTCTGGCCGCCGGGGCAATGGCCCGCAGCAGGATGTCCATATCATGGCGTTGCTTGATCTCTTGTACTGGGTTCATTCCAATTTCTCCTCTCTAAATCTTTCCTGCATGAATGATTGTTAAGTAATCCTCATCTGTAAAGCGAAGTGCTTCCCCCATAAGAATCAATTCGTTGAGGGTAAATTTCCCTGGGTCTTTTCGGCGGGCCTGCAACGGGGTTCTTGTTTTTAATCCGATGAGTGTCGAAATGTTTTCTTCTGTCAGTCCAGCTCTTGCTTTTCCAATGCGATACACAACGCCGAATTCATCCCGCCACCGGTCCACCCGGTTTTGCTTCTTCCTTCCCATTGTTTCGCTCCTTTCTGGCTGTCTCAATGTCAGAGACATTACAGCGGTAAATCCTCGCCAGATGTACCCACTTCTTCCGCAGAGGGAACGTATTTCCTTGTTCCCAATGACTAATTGCAGATTGCTCAAGATCAAGCATCTTTGCTGCGGCTTCCTGGGTTAAACCGGCATTGATTCTCAATTCTTTCAGATTGATAAAAATCACTCCATTCTATTAGTTATAATTTCATTGCCCTTTTCTATTGTTTGTGTTATGCTGGTCCAAAAAGTTTTTCCACTGTGCTCTTGACTGATCGGGCTATCAGGATGGCGGTATCTAAACTTGGCCGTTGAGTACCGTATTCTATCCGCTGATAGCTCACTTCAGAAATCCCCACCTTTTTCGCAACTTCCACTTGCGTAAGGCGGCGTTTTTTGCGCACTTCTATAAGTTTTATATTTTTCATCACCCGCTCACTTTCTATGTTTAACACTACATCATGTGAGGTGTTATGCCGTTATAATACACTACACGATATGATGTGTCAATATATTTTTGCAAAAGACACTGGAGGTTTTTTTATGGCAATAATCGGAGAACGCTTGAAAACTCTGCGCTCAGAAAGGAAACCAACACAAAAGGAAATAGCTGAGGCGGTACATATTACTGAGGTTTCATACCAGCGTTATGAATATGGTACTGTGCGCCCAAGTCTTGACACCCTCATCGCCCTCGCCGATTACTTTGATGTCAGCTTAGATTACCTGGTCGGCAGATCGAATAACCCAAAGAGATCAGATTGATTCCATCTCATGTGAAAATGTTTGTAGCGAAGCAAATCCAAATAAAGGAGATATCAGAAAACAATGCAAAGCAGGCAACGATGTTGCGCCAATTTGTATTATCCTCTTGACCACTTCCTGGAGTTATGCTCAAAAGCAACCATCTTAAATTTGCTATAATCGTGATGACGAAATGACAAATTATGTAATTGTTTATTGGGAATTAACTCCTTTCCTTCCACCCCAGCGCATGAGGGACGGTCCCATAAAAGAAAGGAAACGAAGCATCAAGGGGGAGAGATGCTGAAACAAAGTTAAATGGGAACCGCCCCTCATACGCTGAGTTGGATTATTACTTTTAATTGACTGTGCTGGGCAAAACAGATAGAATAGAAAAGCCATTCTGGCAATAAGACGGCCTCCGTCCTAAGAAGGGGGGTGTCTTTATAGTTAAGAAGGCATTCTGTTCCTCGGACGAGGCAAAAGACAGATTCCTGAAAGACGGATACGTCATTACTGCGCTATCCTATTTCCCATCTGTCGGGGTTGTTTCCTACTGTCTTGAAAAAGGTTCCGACTGGAGCCGAAAACTTGGCAGTAAGTAATCCCCCATTGGACGCCCTGTGTACACGCACAGGGCGTCCTTTATGCCAGAAATTTCCGCAGGATTGGCATGGCTATTGAACTTACTAAGGCAATAACAGAAATTACAAGTGGAAAGTCAGGATGCCTTTTAGGAAACTCGTCCCACCATTTCTTGAATTTCTTCATCTCCGTCCCCCCTCTTTACGAATAAAACACAAGCTTAAATATTAGGGGAATGGCAAGCAGGCTCAATAAAAACAACCACGCTACAAAAAGTAGCATTGAAATATCGGTGATATCTGCATGTCGAAATCGGGACTTTAACCAATTCCAAAAACTTTTCATGCCTTGATTCATCCTCCTTCTATACCTATTATTTATAATTTTATTGCTCTCTCCTATTGTTTGTGTTATGCTGGTCCAAAAAGTTTTTCCACTGTACTTTTCAATGCTTTGGCTATCAAGATTGCTGCGTCTGCTCTCGGGATTCGCTCTCCCGATTCGTACATCTTGTAAGTCCTGATGGAAATATTGGCTTTTTCCGCAACTTGTTCTTGCGTTAGCCCAATTTCTTCGCGTTTTTCTTTCACTTTTGTCCTTTCTTTCATCACCTATCAACTCCACATTTCGAGGCACGTTCGTGCACTCGATATTTATATTATAGTGCACACTTGTGCCCTTGTCAATAACTTTAAGGAGGGTTTTTATGAACGATTTTGTGGAACGTTTTTTACTTTTGAATGAACAAAAAAAAT